GCTTACAGTAGAAGTTCCAAGAATTACGCATATCATAATATATACGTTGATTCATTTCCCCTCTTATATACTTTTGAAATCCTATCTTTTGTGCAATGTACCAGTAAATTGCTTCCATATATGAAGCACTATCTGGAATTAATGGATAACCATCTTCATCAGTAGGTATAGCACTATATGATAATTTTAGATATCCACATGGTGCATTTGTCATTATATAACCGGGTTTAATACTGTACTGCAAATCCCAATTAGGATTCGTACTTGTATTACATTTCATATAATCTAAATTAATAGTATGCTTATTAATTAGGTTCCTAAGTATTGTCTTCATGTTTTTATTAGTATTTAGCATTTCTAGTGCTTCGGTTTTATCAATATTACCGTATAGATCTACAACTAGATTTACTAATACTTCATCCTTAACCCACATTTCGGGTTTTTCACAATCACAGCATTCATCACAACCCCAAGCAGCAAATGAACCTGTAGCTTTCCTCATAGGAAACCAAGGCCCATCACAATTAAAAGAATATGCAACTTGGTGTAGTTTATGTAGGTTACAAGGTAACTGTGCTTGATGGCAGTGTATTTTGATAATTGGAGCCCCTTCTACACCTGAAACAATATGTTCAAACTGTTGTACTGCACCAATTTTTTCAATAGCCTCAGCTGCCCACTCTCTAAAATCAGAGATTTTAATTTCATCTTCCTCTAACCCTAGATCTGCTATTACTTTGGCTATCGCAGTTTTGATTGATGTTAATTTTGTTATCATAAAATTTACAGTTCTAAGTAATCTCTTTCCTTATTTTTAATAATTTGGGCTAGCCGCCTCTTATTATCTCTAGTCATTACTAATTGATACATAGTCTTATTTGATGTAAGCATATTATGCTTGTTCCAATAAAATCTATATTTATAGAAGTTTGAATGTTCATTTAAGTGATATACCATTTTACCTAGCTTCTTTGATTCAGCATAATCTATTCTAAGACTCTTTCCAGAATACTCTTTAGGCTTATGCTTAATTACACTTAATGTACCTAATCTGCATGGTAACTTTATTTCTTTACCATTTTCTATTAGTTCATCTCTCAAGTATTTAAAGTAATCATTAATTATTCCTCTAAATGTTTTATAGTCTACTTGATATAATGGGTTATCTTCTATGTAATCACAGTAGCTAGTATAAAAATCTTTTCCAGTATATGACTTAGTTTCCATTCATTATTGTTTTACATCATTAGTACTATTATTTGTATTATCAGTAGGTACAGTTAACATTATATTTAGTTCTTTGCTAAATATTAAGTTTTTCAAAGTAGGAATCATATTAGCAGGGATAGGGTATGGCCCATCATAGTCATAACAATCTGCTACTTTTGTGGGGTCTTCTAAGATGCCTTCTATTTCTACATACTCTAGAAAGCCAGGTCCATTTAAATATAAATGATTATTCTTTAAGTAAGCGATATAATCATTACATGTATATTTTCTACTTGTCTGATATTTAGCTTTTGTTTCATTACCAACTTGAATGAGGTTACCATACATGTCTTTAACTGCTACTAGACCAGTACCAAAATGCAAATCTATAAATTTAGGTAATTCCTCATCTGATATATAATGAAACCCATTAGGAACGCCGCATGTACTTACTTTAGATATATGCAATGGACCTAACGTTTGTATATAACTAGGATTAATCTCGACCTTTATCTAAATCTTGCTTAATTAAATAGGCCCTATATTGATGAATCCACTGTTCTACTTGTATGCGTGACAAATTCTCACTTTCAGATATATTACTATCTCTATAAGTAAGAAATATATCATCTATTATTGTATTTAGTGAATTAAATATCATAATTAATTTAATAAACTTTTTACAGTTATTGTTACTTTTTCTTTATTATTTGTAGCTTCCTCAAGTAAAGTCATTAGTTCATCGAATGCTATTTTAGAACTACCTACCCAATCTTCTTTCTCTCCATCCCAAGTACCTACAATGATACATCCTTCTGTATCTTTAGAACTATTACCTGTGTGAATTCTAATACCACTAAAGTTAGGTACATTAAGAATCTCTGGTAATATTTTCTTAAATCTTGGAGAGTGTGTTAATTCAATTTCATATTTACCTTCAGGTATTGCAGTTTTACCATAAACCTTTTCTCCTTCTGGTCTTACTCTATCTTCGAGGGTATCACACAAATGTTTATCATTGATTAGTAGCTCTCCAATAGTTGCAGAGCTACCTAGAAAGATTCTATTTAATGTTAATTCCATTACGCAGCTGGTGTTTCTAATGCAGCAACTCTCGCTTCCAAAGCTTCATAATCACCTTCTAGAGTAGTCAATCTAAGATTCAAAGTTGAAATTAACTCTCTTACTTCATCGTCGTTATAATTTTGAAGACTGGCAAGTTTATTTTTTTCTTGTGTAGTATAGTCTTCAGTAGACAATCCTTTACCTTCAACTTTATCTTCTTTGTTTTGTTCTAAATCCGCTATCTGCTGTTTTATCTGAGAAATATCTTCAGTAGCTTTATTATTAACTAGAACCCATTTAGTACCATTAAAATACTTTAGATCCCCACCATTTGCATTAGATGATAAATCTGCCCAATATTTAACAGATGTAGGATTAGGCTGAATTGTACTAGCTAGAATGTCGTATTTATTATTATAAAGTGTACTCATATTGTTTTAAAATAAAAAAGGTTGACTAAATAGCCAACCTTTGTGTTTTAGATTTCATTTTCTTTTTCCTCAGTAGGAGGATCTATATTGTTTTCTTCCGGACGAACAGTAGAAATATTTTGTAAAAGTTGTTTAAGCTCTTTCACTTCAGCTCTCAATTCATCAAGTTCTTTGAAATCTTTTGTCACATTGGTTGTTATGTCCGAATTTACATTAAGTATTTTTAAGATGTCTTCACATCTCCTCATCTCCTCATCAATCTTACTTAGGCTCTCTTTCTTGATTCTGCAATCTTCTAGAGACTGCTTAACCATGTTAACAATTTGTGATTTTTCTGTTGCTATAGTAAGACCAATGTTTGAATCAGTCATCATTGTTTTATCTTCAGATACTGACAGTTTTCTTTGTTCACCATCACACGAAATCACTAGATCCACGAGCTTACGCCTATTTTGCATAGGCATCGGAAATTGTGTCGGTGGCATTGGTTCGTCATAGGGTTTTGATACACTGACTACCGTTCCTAAACTGTACGTTGTGTTCTTTTTAAAAGTACCTGTTATCTCGAGTACGTGTATTCTTGTACCCGACGTTAACTGAGAGAATGTCATATCTTTATAAGTTTAAAGAATATGGGCAACTCTCATAGCTGCCCATATATCTTGATTAATATATTAAGCAGCTGGTGTAGGAGCAGCAGGAGTATAACTCATTAACTGTATTACATTGTCACATTTGTTAAAATATGCAATGTATCTGTTCCCAGCACTAACTTGTGAACCAGTAATTGGTGCACTTGAAGCATTTACTAAAGGTATATTGTGAGTATTAGAAGCAGTACTTACAGAACCAGAAACTGAAATAAACACAGGTAGACTAGCTCCCGATGCTTCTGCCGTGTGGCGTACCTCCAAAACAATTACACCTTCTTTAGGTAATCTACACCATACTTTAGGACAGATACCTAATACTACATTTTCAGTGGACTCACCTATTGCTATAGTTTTTACTTTAGGTATTACTAGATCTAAAATATTTACGGTGTTGTTTCTACCAAATGGATTAAATACGAAAGGATACATAATTGCCTCCTTTCTTATTAAGCGCAACAGCTATCGCCGTATCCGTAAGGATAACCGTAACCGTATCCATTTAACCCACCATTACATCCATAAGGATTACATGTTAAGTAAGCAGGAACCGGACAAGGTCTAATTTGACTAACGATATTAGAAGTCTGTTGTTGTAGCAATGCAGAAGATTGCAATGCGTTCTTCTCGTCACGTAACGTGTCGATCTTATTCTGCATTTCTCTCATCTCTAATTGACAGAACTTGTCATTGATAATCTGAGTCTGAGCATCTATCTTAGCACCAAGAATGTTGAATCTTGTAGCATTTTCACTAGACAAGTTGCAGAATCCTGAAGTAATGGCATTTTGCAAAGTGTTGGTTTGCTGACAGATAGACAATCTGTTATCAGCATTCATCTGAGTTAAGTTCAAATTAACTGCATCGATTGAACGCTGAGTTGTGCAGCAGCAGTCGCTAATAGCTTTGATAACGTTACAATCACCAGCATTTACTGCGTTAATTACTCTTTCTGCAGAGAAGCCTACTTCACTACCAACTTTACCAAT